GTATCTGCGAGCTACCTCGCGGCGCAGGACGGCGGGCGCGGCGCGGATGGCCACTATCACGATCCAACGACCGGCGCGGCGCAACCCGATATGTGCGATAACGGATTCAAGAACACGCACCCATGCAAATGCAACCGCACGACGGAGTGCGATCCGCATCACATGAAAGATCACCCAAGCGACATTTGTCAAACGTATTGCCGCACTGACGCATGCCGGTGCGTAACGACGTGTGGGAGTTAGCGAAATGGCTGCGATTAAGGGCTTCAAGGCGGCGCATAAGGCAACAGTGGACCTTGGCAAGAAAGGATCATTTAGTTTGCATAAGGGTGCGCTCCATCGTGCGCTCGGCGTTCCGGAAGGCGAGAAGATTTCAGCGAGTAAGATAGCGCAAGCGAAGAAATCCAAGAGCCAGCACGTGCGTAATATGGCGCGCAGCGCGGCCGGCCTGAAAGCGATGAAGCATTGATCATCACAGCCAAAGTGCAGCAGCAGGCGGCAATCGACTTCGCGCGCGCTACTGCGAAAGCTTTGAACGAGAATCTGAATCGCCGCATGGATTCGCATCGCACGTTGGATCTGATCGCGCTTAGGCGATACTGGGAATTGAAAGGCTGGACGAAGTGATCATCCCACGCAAAGACTGCGTGTTGCTCGAACCGTTCCCCGACGATATGCGCGGCGCGCCGATCATGTCGAAGTCGAAGCTGATTGCTCCAGGGCAGTACGTCGAGCCGTCGCGTCTCGCGAAGGTTGTAGCAGTCGGCCGCGAGGTTCGCGACATTAAGCCAGGATGGACTGTGCTCAGTTCGCGTTATCCGCACAGCGCGTGGCAGATAACCTGGGAAGGTCGGGACCTGGTAAGCGTGACGCAAGACGAGATCGATGCGCGAATCGAGGTGCAAAAGTGAAGTCACAAGGCGGCAAAGTTTCAGACGTAACGGCGTCAACGCACAAAGAACGCAAAGCGCCAAAGATGGTGAGCCATCTCGAAGTGCATCCGAACATGGAAGGTGGCCACAACGTCGTGGTGCACCACACGAATCCAGTGGATCATCCTCCAAAAGAAAAAGAATTCAGCGGACCGCATGATTCTGTTGTGCTCCCAAAGGGTCATATCCTCGAAAGCATCGCAAAGCACATGAACATTCACACCACGGGCGCTGGCGCGGGCGCTGGCGCGGGAAGCGAAGAGCCGATTGACGATAAAGAAGCTGGCGAGATGGCATGATTTTTCAGATCAAGACCTACACGAACGGCATGGTCTTATTCTCGATTGACACAGATACGCTGCTCGACGCGTTACAAACTGCAGTGGCACAAGGCGTGAACTTGAACGACGCAGAGCTAAGCAATCAGAACTTCGCGGGAGCGAACCTGGCGGGCGCGCTGTTACGCGACGCGGATCTCAGGAACACGAACTTCAACGGCGCGAACTTGATGAACAGCGACCTGCAGGGCGCGAATCTCGATTACGCGCAGATGATTGGAACGAACCTGCAGAACGCGAACTTGACCGGCGCGAAGACGCAAAGCATGGTCACGCAGCCCGCGATTGTGCAGGGCGGGATTAATCCACCGGTTGCCGGACCGCAGTTTCCAACGACGGCGTGGGATGAGGATTAACGATGGCTCCATGGAATGAGGTAATGTCCAAGTGGAAGTCGGGCAGTCTGCACTCGGGCAGCAAAAAGGGTCCGAAGGTGTCGAATCAGAAGCAAGCGGTAGCGATCATGCTTAGCGAGAAACGCGCTGCGAAGCGCGGCAAGAAGGAATACAAATCAAGCGATGTGCATGCCAGCGTTTACGGGAGGAAGAAATGACGCAGATAGCGGTAGTTGAGATACCGAACATCAACCAGGGGCCGCGAGGTATCGTTGCTCGAACTGTTGGCGGTGTATATTCGCAGGACGGGCAACAGGATATTATCGACGGCGATGCGTTCCAGGGGCCGATTACGCTTCTTTCTGGAACAACTGACGCGATAGCGCCGGCCGGAAACATCGTGCAGCCGAATAGCCAACAGCAGCATGTTGGCGGGAATTACATCATCAAGACAGGCAGTGCGGACGCCATCACGATTTCGGCGCCAACCGCCGGAGTGGATGATGGGCTGAACGTAAACATTTGGTCTGACACGGCGTTCGCGCATACCGTGACAGCGCCATCGGCCATCTTTGCAACAGGCCAGGCGCTTCACAGCATAGCGACATTCCCGGCGTTTCGCGGTGCTGGCATGACACTGCGCGCGTTTAATGGCACGTGGCAAGTTGTAGGTGTTTCGGTTGGTCAGCCAGTGTTCTCAGCATAAGGAGTTCGTAACGGCGTGGCGCGAACCGCATTCAATGACGACGGCAAGGACTTCCTTCAGGAAGCGAGGGATCGCTTCAAGTATTGCATCGAGGCGTGGCGAGATATTCGCGAGCAGCACGACCTCGACATGCGGTTCCTAGCCGGCGATTCGTGGGATTACACCGAGCAACGTCGGCGCAAAGACAAGAACTTGCCGATGGTGCATCTTGATGAGCTGACGCAGTTCATTAATCAGCTCATCAACGATGTGCGACAGAACAAGCACGCGGTGAATGTGCTGCCAAAGGGGTCCGGCGCGAACGATCAGACGGCTTCGTTACGTGCTGACTGGATTCGCGCCGTGGAGTATATTTCGCAAGCGCAGACTGCCTACACGACAGCGTTTGAGGGCGCTGCAGGCGGTTCTTATGGCTTCTGGAAGCTGGAGACATACTACGAGAATCCTAAATCGTTTAATTTGTCGGCGCGAATTGTTCCAATAACGAACGCGAACACGATTATTTTCGACCCGGATTGCAAACTGTACGATTGCAGCGACGCTGCGGATTGCTGGGAGATCGACTTCATCAGTGAAGAGGAATTCAAGCGGCGTTATCCTGACGCGGAGATCAAGACTTTCAGCGAAGAAGTGCAGAAAGTCGATCCGTATTGGATCAAGCCAAATCAGGCGCAGATCGCTTCGTGGTGGAAAGTAGAAATAGACAAGATCGAGTTGCATCTTGTTGACATTGACGATGCCACGCCGATTGTGATGCGCAGCGACGAGTTGCCGAAGAACTTCGACCGCAAACGTATCTTGAAGTCGCGCGATTATGATGATCGCCGCATCGTGCAATACGTGCTAAATGGCGTTGAAGTGCTCGAAACGAACGATCCCAAAAACGGCAAAGGCTGGCCGGGTCAGTGGATTCCGATTATCCCGGTATGGGGCAAGGAACTGTTCATCGACGATGGTAGCGGCTCGAAACGGCAGCTCTTCAGCCTGATTCGCCTGGCGCGCGATCCGCAGCGCTTGCTGAACTACTACGCTTCGCAGGAGTTGATGGAAGCGAAGATGACGCCGCGCACGCCGTACATCGGGCCAACGGGCATGTTCAGCAACAATCCTGAGGTTTGGGAGAAGATCAACGACGATCCGGCAGCGTACGCGGAATATACGCTAAGCGAGCAGAATCCGAGCGCGAAGCCGGAGCGCGTGCCGTTCGTTCCGAACTTCCAGATGTATGAAATGGCGAAGGAATCGGCCTCGCGCTCGATTATGAAGGCGATGGGCATATCACCGCTACCGACTGACGCGCAGCGCGCGAACAACAAGTCGGGAATTGCGCTCAAGAAGATTCAGGGCGAGCGGGCGCAGGGCAGCTTCCACTTCATCGACAATTTCGACCGCTCTCTTGTGTTCTGTGGTCGGCAGCTCGATGATTTGTTTGACAGGATACACGACACGCCGCGCGATATTCCGACGCGCAGCGAGGATGGCGAGCACAAGATGGTGCGTGTTGGTGACAAATCGAATGCCAAGAACAAAGAATTCGCCGGCGACCACGATGTCACGATTACCACCGGACCTAGCTTTGAAAGCCAGCGCGAGGAAGCGGCTGATTTCGCTGATACGCTTGCTAACGTCCAAGGGGTATTCCCTCTCATCGGAGATTTACTCGTCAAACTGCGTAACCTTGGTCCTATCGGTGACAAGATCGCGGAAAGGCTGACGCCGCCTCAGTTCGCGGGGCAAGACGACTCGATACCGCCTACGGCGAAGGCTGCGATGGCGCAAATGCAGCAGCAGGTGCAGCAGCTACAAGCCGTGATTCAGCAATTACAGCAGGAAAAAGCGGCGAAGATGGTTGAGAAAGACTCCGCGAAGTGGATTGCAGCGCTGCAGGAGAATACAAAGCTCGTCGTCGCGCAAGCGAGTCTGCAGCGCGATCAAGCTGAGTCGATCCTGCAGGGCGAGCTGCAGAAGATTCAAACGATTCTTGGCAATGCGCACGACGCTGCATCGCAAGCGATGGATCAGCAGCACCAACACGATATTATTGCGCACCAAGCGGATCAGGATCGCGCAACGGCAGCACATGCCGCGAGTTTGCAACCGCCACCGGGCAGTGAAAACGGGAACGGTGCAAGTAGTGGAACAGGAGCACAATGAAAATCAACAAGAAAGAATCAACAACGGAGAAGAAGCCTCTGCGTCCTTCTCGGAACTCCGAGGAAGATGTGAACGAGGAAAGTCACGGCAGGATGAGCAAGAAAGTGTTGGGCCACGTTGAAACGCTGACGAACGCTCTTCACAAGAAAGATCCGTACTGCGCTTCGCACAAGCTGTAAATGGAGGAAAGATGCTTCGAGATCGTTTCAGTAATCCGGTAAAAGCAGGTCAAATGTTGTTTTGGATTCCTACAGGACTTCGCGTCAAGGTCCTCGCGGTGGATAACGCATCTGATCCGAAATCGTTCACGATTTCCGTTCAGCTCGCGCTTCCGCCGGGACTGACGCATCCAATGGCAACCGATTTCATTTGCCCAGCCGAACCCGAAACGGAAGAGGCATCGAGCGGCGCGGAGTACGGAACATCTGAGCGTGTGCAGTAAATTCATCGGAGGTACGAGCGATGGCGACCGACGTTAAAGAAATAACCGTAGATTCGTCATCTACGGAGATTCTTGCGAATTTGACTCCGGCTGAGCATAAAGCTTGGCGCGAAACCGGAGATATACCTGAGCGCAAGCCTGCGGAGGCTAATAAAACCGAAGCGACGGAAACTGCGGAATCGTCAACCGCTGCGAAAACGGAAGTTGTCGAAGAAAAGACCGAATCGGCACCGGTTAAAACAGAGTCGTCGAAACCTGCCAAGGGTGCGGAAGCGCGGATTAAGGAATTGCTTGCAGACAATAAGCGGCTTGCCGCTGAATTGGATGCTGCGAGAAAGCCTGTCACTGCGCCGGCGAAAAAAACTGAGGAAATCGCCAAGCCTCACCGCAATGACGTAGACGAAAAAACCGGACAGCCGAAATACGCAACCGACGAAGAATTCCTCGAAGCGCGGGACGCTTACGTTTTCGAGCAAGCTAGCAAGAAAACGCGTTCCGATATAGCTAAAGAGGATGGCGAGCGCCGTGTTGCGGAGCAAAATCGCTTGCAGCAGCAGAAATGGCAGAACAATCTCAAAATCGCAGTCGAGCGCCACGAAGATTTCGCAAAAGTATGCCAGATCGACGATAAGGGAGCTTTTCAGAGTCCCGAATTGAAGCAGATTAAGTCGAATGGCGTGCTTGACGGGTGGCTACTCGATTCTGATTTTGGTGGATTAATGCTGTACTACTTCGCTTCCAATAAGGGTGAGGTGGCCCGCATTGATTCGATGAATGCCTTTGCTGCAGCGCGCGAGCTGACGCGCATCGAAGAAAAGCTTTCCGGTGTTGTTTCGACTACGGCCTCTAAGCAGGAAGAAAAGCTCGACGACTCGACGAAGCCACAAGTATCAAAAGCGCCAGCGCCAGCATCAAGCGTTGGAGGCAGGGCTACCGCTCCAGTCGATGAGGCTGAAGCGGCACTGAAGCGAGGCGACTTTCGTTCTTACCGTGAAACAGAGAACAAGAAAGAATACCTCGCAAAAAAGAAAGCGAGCTAGCGAGTGCCAAATACATTTGCATTTCCGCAGTGGGTATCGATGGATGCCCTGCGGTTCTTGCTGAACAAGCTCGAAGTCCTTTCCATCTTCAATACGGAGTGGCAGAAGGAATTCGAGCGCGACTTTCCGATTGGCTCCGTTACGCAAGTCAAGATTCCACAAAGCTTCTTGATTCGTGACGGCCTCGGATACAATCCACAGGCGATCAACCGTCTCACGACAACGATCAACTGCAACCAGATTCTTGGAGTTGACTTCGAGTGGGACAGCTTCGAGCAGGCTTTGAACATGGAGCGCTCGAAAGAGGAGATCCGCAAGCAGTATCTTGAGCCTGCAGTGGCGCAGATGGCACAGGAATGGGACTCTCGTGCGGCGCAGTTCGCCTACCAGAACATGAACAACGGTGTCGGAACACTTGGTACCGACCCAAACACGGTGCAAATCTTCGCCCAAGCGCGGCAGCGGCTCTTCGAGCTTGCGTGTCCTCCGGGCGGCGAAAAGGCACTGTGCATTCCGCCCCAGGTGAGCACTTCGATGGTGCCGGCCCTGCAGACGCTCCTCAATCCGCAGGATGACATCTCGAAGCAGTTCAAGGAAGGCTCGCTCGGGAAGCTTCACGGTTTTGACGTGTACGAGTGCATGTCTCTGTGGCGGCATGTTGCCGGCACATGGGGCGCGCATGCGAACACGGTCAATACTACGAACGTGAACAACGGCGGAAACCAGATCGGCTTGAACCTGACCGCCGCTGACACGATCAACGCTGGCGACATCTTCACGATTGCCAACGTCAATCAGGTCAACCCGCGCACGCGGCGCTACCTCTCGCCAATCCTGAAGCAGTTCGTTGTGCTGCAGCCCCTCGTAGCTACGGGCGGCGGCGCGGCGGCTGACTACGTGATTGTTTCTCCGGCGATCT